ACTGGTTCAGGTTCAGGCGGTGCCGGGTTTATGTGCTGATCTGGCAAGGCTGCGGCTCCGTCAATTTCACCGGATGCTTCTACGTGCTCTATAATGCCCGGCAAACCGCTTCCGGTGATCCATGTTTCAACATATCGCAATCTCAAATCCAGTGCCGATCTTGGCTCCGGCATGCTGTCAATAAAAGAACTGACGTTCGTTATGTTGCTCGATTCTACAAAGCAAAAAGAGTCTACTGCAATAGACGGGGCAACAGTGTTGTCTTGAGTTGCGTTTCTTATTGAATTGAGCATGTCGCGCGATCCTGATCCGACAGCCTGCAAATAAAGCATCGTCTCTCGATCACCAGAATACGACACGCTCCCGGTCGAGTTACTTGGAGCACTCGCCCCATCTCTCCCGATACGGTTTTCATTTGTTAAAAGCCCATGTAAAAACGGAACGGCGGGGCGAGATGCGTCATCGTAATCCCACAGAAACTCAGGTGCTCCGGTAGGTCGTGGTGTTTCGACGGGCTGATCGTCATCGTCAACACCAGATGTATCCATCCACAACGTCGGTATGACCTTTTTAAGCCAGTCGGCAATTGCATTTTTCAATGTTGATTCAGTCATGATGTCGCCACCGCAATATCTGGATTTTCAACCTTGACAATTAAATATTCATAATGGCTCATCACCATATTATCCCATGAGTCCTGACCCGATATTTCGTACCATCCTCCCGCCACCTGAACCCAATCTGGAAGCTGTCCCGGATCGGCAGTTGTAAGTTCAGAATCGACAATCAGAACGTACGCCTGCCGGGTACGCTTTCCCTCGGGAAGCCTCGCAATGTCGTTCGGAGATGCTGCGCTAATGCTGCCCACAACAGTAAATTCGGTATATCCACCGCGCGTAGTCGTGCCTTTCACCTTGATTGCTGGTGCAAAATGGCGGACGGTAAGAGTTCTATGTGGTAAAACGGTAAGCATTACGCCGCCTTTTTCTCTTTGGCAAAAGTTACCGAGTTGATCATCTGGCCACTATCGATAAGCGGGTGCGAACTTCCCTTTGCCTTTATCGTTCTTCGGGAGTTCGGCGGAGTCAATGTTGATCTGATTGATTGACGAATTCCAGCTTGACAAAAAAGCCCGAGATTTTCAAATGCCTGATCTACAGTCGTTTTTCCGATAAGCGCAAGGTCGGCAAATTTCTGCGCCATTTCAATAATTTTTTCGCGCTTTCCGTCAATCCAATTGCGAAAAAATGGGCGAGAAGGAATACTTATTGTGTGTGCCGACGTTCTTATGTCAAACACGTTGGCATCTGAATTTTTAATAAATCTTGTCATTCCTTTTCCGCCAGAATAAGCGGTTCGGTATGCGGTTCCGCCCTCATGCTCTATGGTTGCCCCGTACTCGTTCCACACAGCAACACGAGCAACTTCCGACATATCGGCATACGGTTTGTGATCCGAACCATTTCTGTTTGGTTCGCCGACATCTGCTTTTTCCGGAAAACCAGCCTTTACAAAAGAACCATTCAATTCTTTTGCTGCACCCATCAATTCCTTGTAGGTGTCAGTTTTTGAAATTACAGAATGAATGATCCCGCCCATTATATTTCATTTCCGGTATACGTTGCAACTCCGCACCCACCTATTGCCAGCTGCCCTACAACGTTTCCGTCGATAAGTTCAGCAAGTTGACACCCGTAAGGTGTCGAACAAAGATCAGGAAACTTATCTTTCAGGTACTGAGAAACTGAATACGACTGAGAAACACGGCCCTCAGTTGCCGATGTAACCGAGCCGGGCGATCCCGGCTCGGTGATCGGATTTCGTGCGATCATGTGGCAAACTCGTAAGGCAATGGCGTATTCGTAACTGGTTCCGAAGTGTGTTCTGCTTGTGTTGTTTGTGGCAACAGAAGTAAATAGCGCGATTCTGGAATCGTTCGAGTACTGCGGGGCGATTGCCGCTATGAGTTCGCCAACGCTCATTTTGCACCCGGAACGAAGTCTTTTGCATCTTCAAAGCCCGGCAGGCGCATTGCCTTTCCGTCCGATGCTGAAATCTTCGGCGCGAGTGAATTCATGACCGCCGAACGCTGTTCGCGCTGGTCTGTAGCCGCTGAAATGACGGGGCGGCGGCGGTCTGTCTTGATAATTTCCTCAATGTCAAGAATGTCAACTGTTTTGGAAACGATTGAAAGTGCCGTTTTGTCGTCGAGCTTTGCGACAACATCGGCCAGACACTTCGGAGTGTCTTTCGCGTCCTTCAGTTTTGCGGCGTCAACGGCTGGGACCACTACTTCAAGAAACGCCTTGAGTTGACCTTTGAAATCTTCATTGTCTTTGAGCTGTGAATGATACACTGCATCATCAATAAACTGCGCACCGGGGTGAAGAAAAACATCCCCGATCTTGTGCGTATTTGGCATGTTGCGAATGATAACCATTTAATCCTCCGTGGATCGGTTAAATTTTAAGCAGGGGCGAAAGTTCGCCCCATCAATTACGAATTGTCAGAAATACCATTTGCCGATGTCGTGGTAAGGAACGCCATGGCAAGCGGCTTGTATACGATCACTCCGGCAGTGGTTGCCCAGCACGGAATGATGTAGTTAAAGCCTCGCTCTTGAACCGGCATCTGCGTGAACATCCTCGGATTTTCCATCTTCAGGACATCGTTCGACTTCTTGTACGCCCATATCACATCAGTCGCCGAAGACAGTACACCGCCCGCCGGAACGTTATTGACAGCCACGACAGTTTCAATCGTGGTGATTTCCGGGTGGTTTTCAAGGAAAAACTGCATGATCGTCTTGTTCGGATAGCTTGTGCTCATCGGAGTGCTCGTCAGCATCGCGTGGTGCTTGATCGGAAGAACGAGCGTGTCGGCCTGATACCGGTCCATGCTGTTAGTACGAATGTACGTGAGCAGGTTGTTCAGGTCGGTGAGAATATCCATCTGCTCTTTCTGACGCACACCGGCCGAGCTGAACCAGTGGATTTTCGTGTTCGAATTTGTCACACCGGCCGCGGCGGCAATGGTCGGCATGTAGGGATTATACAGGATGCCGCCCACCCCGGCCCATTTCGCTTTCGTATAGTCGCCGAACCATGCGGTATTGTCAATCCACTGCTCGTACGCATCGAAACATGCTTTTGCGCGCTGCACGTCAATCTGGATTGATGGATCATTCGGACGGTTGCTTGCGGCCTGTTTTGCGGCAAGAAGTTCCTGCACATTGTACTTGTACCCGCCCGCAATCATACGGATCGGGATCGGAAGTTCTGCGCCGAAAATGTCAACCATCGGCACGTCTTCCATATCGGAAGATCCGAAGCGCCACGAGCCCACCCGGTCAAACAAGCGCCATGTGTACCATTTGTTGTCACCGGCGACCGAGGTGAACGGAATCAGGTTGCGCGCCTTCATGGGGCCGTATTCAACGGTTCGAAGTTCGCTTTCTACGTATTCGAGCTGACGCGCGAAGTAATCGCCGAGGTTTGTATTCGGCGCAACGGCGTCGAGCTTTGCCTTTGTCATACTGTCAATTCTGATCATACTGATCTCCTTTTCTCTTCGACGTTATGCCGTTTACTGCGGCAGATTGATTGTTACAGGGTTGATTCCGGCCGCTGAAATGGTTTCAAGGAATTTTGCACCGGTAAACGCAACGCAACGGGACGAATCGGCCGACGCGCCGAGATACCCGGCGTAGTTGGTCGAACTGGTAATCAGCCGGGCATAAACGGTACTCGCCGGGGTGACCGCCTCTTCAACGTTCGTCCATACGGTGCCGCGCTGAAGAATGTTGACGGGTTCCTTGTCATCATAATAACTGTAACCGGTAGAAAGCTGCTGCTGACGTTCGTTTGTCAGGTAGGCGATACCGAGAATGTCGCTTGCGGCGTCCTGCGTAGTGATCGCTGCCGCTGCTGCAGCTGCCGAATCGCCAGAACCGGGAGAGGTAAACGTCGTGGTAACGGCGGTAACGTCGTCACAGTCTCCGATGTACGTCAGTGTACCTGCCGCATACGCGCAGGAATAGCAATCGGCCATTGCTGCGGCTATTGCCGTGGCGTGCAAACCCATGGTGGTTGCGAGGTTGGTTGAATACCCGGTTGTGATAGTGGCACTTGAAGTTACCGCCGAAACCTCGCCAGCCGCAGCCTTTCCACTGGTGATAACGGTAACTACGGAACCCGCCGACATCGTTCCGGTGAAAGCCTGCGTGAATTTGTTGGAACGCGGCATGCGGCATACCGTGTTATTTGCCGAAAGCCGGCTCTGAACAACCACCCGGCCGTAATAGATGATCCCGGCGGCGATACGGGAAATTTGACTTCTCGCCTCACCGGCAAACGCCAGCATTCCGAGTACTCCGCGATTGAAGTACATCTGGATTGATGTCTGAGGAATATTCATGGTTCTCTCCTTGTAAATTCGATTTGGTTATTGTTTACTTCAGATACTTGTCGCGATTTGTTTTCTTGTGCGCATTGCACACCGCCTCGTCGTACTTCTCCTGAGTCATCGACTTCTTTTCGTCTCCATCGGGTTCGGCATGACTTCCATCGTTTTTGGGCTTCCCATTTACCTTTTCCCGGTTGGATGCCGCTGCCGCATCAAAACGAGTCGATCCTGACAAGACCGCTTTTGCAGATGTGTAATAAATTCCCACCGCAGCCTCGTCGGCCTTTTCGATTGCTTCTTTTACGGTCGGAAGTGCCTTGATTGCAACCGCTCGTCGGATATCAACATCCGTCATACTGTCAATTTTTGAAACGGTTTCGGCATCGAGGTGTGGGGTGACTTTCTGCATTTGCCGAATCAAGCTTCGCCTGAATGGCTGCGGTTGTCGCTACCTGCGCATCAAGCTTGGTCTGCAGGTCTTTTTCTTTTGCCGTTGCTTCGGCAGTGATCTTTGCGATCTGCGCATCAAGCTTTTCGATGTGCTTCTGTACTTCGGGTGCCTGATCGGGATAATCAAGCCCGTCAACCCTGATGGAAACCTTCATGGGTGTTCTCCCTTGTGAATTGTTGTCTGCATTGTCGCCCTTTACTGCGCTCTGCAGCGGGCTGATTTTTCCGAGCAATTCTTCAATCGTTGAAGATTCGGCATGAGCCTTGTCGTGATCAAGTCCGGCGTACCGCATTGAAAGGTATTCGGTAATCAGGTGCGACGCAACAGATTTTGAGCTGTCAATGCTGTCGTTAAGCGGCGACCAAATTTCCGACTTTTCTTTGCTTCCGATGTATTCGTAACCGGGTGCCCACGAGTGACCACCCTTGAATTCACGGTCGAAATATTTTTTTACATAATCGGAATCAACAAGAAATAGTTCGCATCCATCAAAAAGTTTTCCGAGCGGCTTTTTCCATCCGTCAGCACCAAACCCGGACTCTGATTCTATTTCTGGCCCTTCAATTTCGAACACATCTTCGGCGTCAAGATGAAGGATTGATATTTTTTCGGCGTATGCTGCAGCATCAAGGTGCAGTGAAGCTATTGCACCGGCACGGCCAAGATCGCAAATTGCAACATGATTATACTTTCGGTTGACCTGCTCGCGGTCGTATCGCTGCCCCATCCATACGCCAGCACCATCTACCAAGTCGCACGTGTACCCACATGAAAGCTCACGCTTTCCGGCGGAAACGGCGGAAACGGCACCTTGCTCATTTATCACGACGGACGAATAGAGCGTCTGCCCGTCACAATTCACCGTCTCCCCGGTCATTCCGACCTGATACGATTTCACGTTCTGCGGGGTGATCAGTTTCGCGCTCGGGTGATCATTGGTGATCGGGCGCAGCTTCAGGGATTCCATGGAGTCATTTTTTGAAAGCGTCTCGGGGCGCACGAGTTCGCGGATTGTCTTTCCGCCTTCGTTGTATACCAGGATTCCGGAACGGGCAACTACGGCATGTCCACGCAGCGTGCCATCGTCGCACCTGCGAACACCGAGTATTGCCGCCTTGTCTGTTCTCGTTACCTGCATTTTTACCCCAAAACAAAAAAGCCGACCCCCGCTTGTGGCGAGAATCGGCTTTTAAGGATCAACCGGAAAGGATGACTCGAAAGGACCGTGCGAAATTATTAAAAAGATCGTTCAGTCATAAATTTAAACAATTTTTAGTTCAAAGTCAACTTTTTTCTTTTTCCGATACAGAACCGTATCGAAACGACTGTATTTTTTTATCCACTACATCTACAGAAAGCCCGGAAATTCCCCCTTGGGAAAGATTCATTCTGATTTCGATGGACCCGGTGGTTTTCTGTTCAACCGCGAACCGAACAAGGCGCGCAATCTGGGCAATTGTTTCTTCGCTTGTCACTGCTTACCATTCCATCCATCCGGGTCTTGCCCGGTCCAGTGGTGTATGCAGCATGAATTCGGAAATTTTTCTCTTAAAAATTCTTGCGATGGGTGCCGGTATTTTTCATTGTAGTTTCCGAACGGATTAAATAAATCTTCGGGAAATATTGCTTGTGAGTTTCTAAGCAACAGCCTTCCCATTAAATTATTACTTGTTTCACAATCGTATTTTTTACCGCAATCCGGAGAACTTAAAATTGATTTTGCCGTTTCATCTGCAATTTCATACAAAAAACGACTGTTTTTTTCAGCTCCAAAAAGAAACGTCGTCCCGATGCCAGGAGTTATGCACTTACCGCAAAAGGACTTGTACTTCATGACATAATCAGGCATCGGCCGCAGGCACTCGACATCCGTATCGGAATACACCCCACCAAAATAAAAAACCACAACAAGCCGAGCTATGTCACTCTTGTAAACATGATGAATGTCGAAATCAGAAAGAACATCAACACACGAATCCGGAACATCTGAACATTCTCTTGCAATTTCGTGAATGGTCCAAAATCGAAATGACCAATCCGGATTATGCTGCATCCAAGACAACCGCCAGCGGTGATATTTTTCTGAGAAAGCATCGCTTGATGTCCATACGGTATGGTGAACTTTCGGGATCATTTACCCTCACATAAAAAGAGTGTCAAAAACCGGCTCTGCATAACACCTGCAATTGTACGATCTGCCAGGCACCTCGCCAGATGATTTTTCCGGCCGCTGTTTCCATTTTCCATTTTTTGCATCGTCAATACTATCGGCGTAAACAGTCGAATCGTCCCATCGGCAAACTTTACCATTCATAAAAAAATGATTGCCGTGGCCGTCGGTTGGTTCCGGCCACTTGCCACCCGGAGTACCGACGACGCGCTCATCTTCCATACTGCGCCAAACGTACCAAACAAGCCCGGTACTGCGCTGTCGCTTTTCTCCAAGATCGGAATAGAGCTTCAATGATTGATCGCGCGCAATGAGTTCGGCGCGTGTTTCTAACTTTTTGAACGGACCCTTTACAAGATCGGTGCCGGACATTATTTCGTCTTTGACGGACTCCCACCGCTTGCCCTGTCTAAACCCGCCCATTGTGATACGGGAAATATCGGAAAGGACGTCACTTTCAACTTTGGTGATAAGGTCAACGTTCTCTTTTATAAACGCTGTAGCCTCTGTTTTTATCCATGGCTCGAACTGGAATAGATTGACACCCATCACCTTGTTTGCAGCCTTGTACCACTGCTCGTGTGTTACATGGTTGACTTTGTCAAAAACACCGGCGGCAATGTCGCGAGACTGAGAGGCGACTTTATCATATTCAAGTGTCAATTTTTCCAAAACACTCGACAGGTCATCCGACCATGAATCAGAACGAATACCGCCCGGTCGTTCTTGTGAAACCTGACGCTCAATTTCGGGAAGTTTCGGAAAAAGAGTTTTCTCTGTCGCTCTGATCCATTCGTCAACAATTCCGAGCATGATCGAAGCAGCATAATCGCGCTCGATACGAACCGGAAGGCGCATTACTGGCGGACGGGGTAGCCTGCGGGGGCGTCGAGATTTTCTTATTATTGGAAAATTCATAAAAATGGTTGGCGGGAACCGAAGCTCCCGCCCTTTGCAGTTATCTCTTCACTTTCGCGCTCTTCTTAACCGCTGCGGCCTTTTTGACGGCCGCTTTTTTCCCGACCTTCGCCGGGGCTTTCTTTTCTGCCATGCGCTTCCTCCGTGGAACTGGTTTATTGACAACCGGAATTTCCGGTATTATTGACTCGAACGACCCGTCCTCAATGCGCCGAACAATTCCAGCCTGTTCGAGCGCAGGAATGAGAAGGAGAAGGTTGTTGATGCGGTTCGTAGCCTGCTTGATTTCTGCTCTAAGGTCCGAAACGGTTTGAATCAGTCCGTCAATCAAAACGCCGTGCGTGTGAATAGTCGCCTGCTCATGTTCAAAATCAAAGCGCGGGGCCAGTGGACTTGGTTCCGGTCTTGGAGCGTCATGCGATGCATTTTCTTTGTCTTCCATTTTTCCTCCGTGGAAAAAATTACTTTGCATTTTCACTGTCTTTACGACGGTTTACTTTTTGCCACTTTTTAAATGACTTGCGTGTCATTCCGTGTTGACGACAAAAAGCATTTTCCTTTTGGCGTCTTACGTTAATTGCCTGCTTCTGCATCCGACCCCCTTGAAGCGCGTTTTTTCTTTTCAGGTGCCGGAGATGCGGTAGCAGACGTAGAAATGGGCGCGCCTTCACCCACCTGAACACTTTCGATTGCCACAAACATTTCCCGCGCCTTTTCCCAATCCGACTTTCCGACGATCACCATGCTTTCGTGCAGGTTCAGCGCCGACTCCTGCCCGGTGTGCCGATGAAGAAAACCTTCATTATCTTTCACGTCAATCTCCTCTTGTTTTCGCGCCCTGATCTTCAGTGCCCTTTTCAGGTGCGCGCTTTGAATTTATCGTTGTTTCGTGGGAATACGAATCGCTCCCGAAGCGGCTGTTTCTGATTTCATCCGGATCGAGCGACCCCATGTCGAAATACTGGCGGTCAATCTCTGATTGAGATTTCTTGTTGGCGAGCTGAACCGACATCGGCTCTTCCTGCAGTGGCGGCCATACGAAGCGCCAATTATCCATTTCCTTGCCGCCCCAAGGCCCGGACTTCTGCAACATGACGATGCGGCCAAGTCGTTCGAGCGGAGTTTCAACCTTTTCTTCGCGCTCTGAAATGCAGAAATCGTAATAGTCTTGATTTTCAGAGTTGCCGTTGTTTGAAAGTCCTGCCCCGGAAATGGGTGACCCGAACAGCTTGCGCACTGGAATTGACGTTTCAGCACTGACGGCCATCATCATTTTTTCCATCAGTTCGCCGAGCCCGGTGGTTGTCGCACTCACACGCTGCGCGTCCTCGCCGTCAGAATCAATGGTGTACGTTCCCATGGTATGCCGAAGCATCTGGTTGACCATGACGCGCGCGGTAATCTCGTCCTCTTTGCCCATCGCAAGCTTATTCGAAAGCCCCTTGATCTTCGTCACCATCAGGATAAATTCACCGATAATATGTTCGATGTTGCCATACGATTCACCGAGCCCTCGTAGCCGCTGATAAATAGCCTGATATACCGAATCGCCCCACCAGTTATTCATTGCCCTGATCTGGTCCGGGACGTCTACACCGTCAAAAATGAGGCAACGGGACTCGTGAACCATATACGACGTTGCGAATTGCTGGATCGGGGAAACAACATAAATTTCGGTTTCTCCGTACCTTGGGTCATCACTGTCAAGATACCACGATGTACGATTTACTCTCCATCGGCCATACACGCGAAGCGATTCGATTTCTTGAATGTTGTTTTCGTCCAGCGGTTCGGTCAACTCCTTGCCATCCTTGACCATCATCACAACTACCGCGCCGCCGAACAGCCGGGCGTAACGCCATGCGCGCCGAATCTGCATCTTGATCGACAGGCGACGGCACTCGTTCGCCCACAGGTTATCGGTATCTCCCTCAATAGTGCACCATTTGCGAAGCCCATCGTACACCGGCAGATTGATAATGCGCTGCGCGAGACCAGAAAAGGCGAACAGGTTGCGCTCGATAATCTCGGACAGCTTGTAATCTTGAACAAACGTTGTCCATTCCTTCCGGTCATTCGTTCGCGTTCCCATGCCGGTAAGAACGTTTTGCCAGCCGTCGCCGCGGTATACCGGTATTGGGGTAGCCTCGGCCTGCTCCCCGGCGCGATCTGTGCGGGATCGATACTGCCGCTTTCTTACCGCCTCGGGATTATTTGAATATTGTCGCGACATAGTTAATTCCTTTTTTTTAAAATGTCCCGTGGGACAACACAAATATAATACTATAATTTAGAAAGCGCAGATAAATCATAATTGCCGCCCTCTGTGCGGGAAAAGGTGGCGTACCTCCGGGCGTCCATTCCGTGTGAAAAGAAATGGGTGGTCTTTTCTGTAAGGTTCCCGTTCTTGTCTTTTATATACATAAAGTTTCGCTGCTCTTTGATGCAATTGACGCTTGATTTTGTCCAAAACTGTTTGTATTGATTCACTTTCTGATGCCCAAATTCGACGGAGCCCGGCGGCTTATCAACGCCGATGATATTCCAGCCAAAGGCAAAAATTTCGTCAATGCTTTTCGGTTCTGCCTTGTCGGCAACTATGTAATCATGATGCTTGCGCATCCCGACCTCTTCCATCTTCTGCGCAATTTGGTTGTTGTCCATTCCCTTCTGATAAATCAATTCTTCGCAGTAAAGGTTTTCGCCATGGAAAACACACCTGACAAGTGCGGTTGGGTCAACCGAGTATCCAAAGTCGAGCCCGAATATCTCTTCATAGCTGGCGAGCACCGGCATCTGCTCAATGATGGTGAAGAACGGATAAACCAGCCCTTCAATTTTTCCGACGTTGCCGAGTCCGTAGACATTCCACCAGTTCGGATCTTTTTCTCGATTCGATTCTATGTTGCGGACAACAGATTCTTCGAGTACGTGCAGGGCGTCCAGGTACGTCGAATGGATAAACGCGTTTTCAGGATACGGAATCACTTGCTCGTGACACCAAAACTCAGCGACCGGGTTGAAGTCAAGAAACGTAAAGAGCCTGGTTCGGATGTCCAGCTCCATATATGTATCATACGTGACGTTGTTGCATTCGTTTATGTAAAGGATGTCGCGCCGTCCACCTCTACATTTTGCAGAATTGTCGGCGCTGAAGAATTCGAGCTGTACGCCATTTGGAAAGGTGTAAATATGGTCGGTACGGTTCCACCGCTTCGCGTCGAACGTCTCCGCCATTATTTTTTCAAAATCGCGCAGTACGCCGCGCTTCAGGTGCGGCACTGACTCGGAAACTACAGATATAAGAATTTTTCTTTTTGAATACGATGCAAGAAAAATCAGAAGCTGCATTATCGAGAACGTTTTCGAACTGGACGTTCCACCCTGATTTACTGCCCGGCGTTTACTGCGGTTATAATATGCGTCAAGATTGCGGGAGAATACGTTTGTGGTTTTTGTTATCATCTTGCATCGTCGGTACCATCCGGGGAAGATTCTCGGCCATTGCCAGAAACAATGCTGCCGCATAGCGATCTGGTTTTTTCGTCAACAATTTGAAATACTGGTGGGGCAGCGATTTCTTTTCCTTTCGAAGTGTGATCGATAAACTCCCGCGCCTTTCCCTCGGTGCGGTCAACGAGCTCCTTGATTGCCTGGACGTTGCCACCCATCCCCTCGCGGACCAGCGCGGCACAAAGTCCATGATATATCGTCTTGTCGGAATCGATGCTCACCCGGCTGGTGACCAGCTTGCCATCTTTTGGGAATGTGTAGGTGATGTCCATTTTTTTTGAAGCAAGCATCTGCCTGGCAATATCTGAGAAGCACCGCTCCTTTTTTGGTCGTCCGTTGGGGTTTCCAGAAACTCCTTTCGCAAACTTCTGCGGCCCCTTCGGTCTGTTTTCGGTCTGTTTTTCAGTGTTTTCATCCATGTCAATATGTCACGCAGATCGTTAGTGTCGCAGCCGCCAACCAGTAAATGCCATGCCGAAAATCGCCTTTTGTAAAATATGGAAAAGACGCCAAAATATCAATTATAATTAAAACTGTCGGCAGAACCTTCGGGGAAATATTAATCATTATTTGTTTCACTCCATTTTGCCCCATCTTCCCGAACGGGGTCTTTTCCGGTAAAATCCGACCATCTTTTCAAAATGACATCACAGTAATTTGGCGACAACTCGATTACCCGTCCGCGCCGGCCGCACTGTTCTGCAGCAATAATACACGTTCCGCTTCCCCCAAAAGGATCGAAAACAACGTCGTTTTGGTCGCTGTTGTTGAGATATGCATTCACATAGAGCTCAACGGGTTTCATGGTGGGATGCTCTTTACATGCCCTCGGTTTATCCACCTCCCAAACCGACGTCTTGTGCATCCCGAGCATGGGGCGCTTATGTTTTTTTATCCACGTAAGAAGTATTGGTTCATGAGCGTAGTCGTAATCTAATCTCCCCATCGAAAAGGTGGCGCAGTTCTTTTTCCAGATCAATATGTGCCTTGGAATCAGCCCGGACTCCCTCATCATCATCATCATCATGCCGAGCTCTCCGCCCTGTGGGGCGCAAACAAAAAACGTACAGTCTTCCGCTGCGTGATTTTTTACGTTGACGAAAATCGGAAGCAGTATACTTTTCAGCTCGTCGGGTGCAAGGTCGTCGTTTTCAATGCCCTCTAAATTCCTTCCAGAAGGCTGGAAGGAATTTAGCATTTCGTTTTTTTTGCCAATGGAGACGCCGTATGGAGGATCGGTGAAAACGCAGCATGGCATATCCCCGCCGAGTACCCGCGCCATGGCATCCGGGTCAGAGCTGTCTCCACAAAGCACTCGGTGGTTGCCAAGACTCCACAGATCCCCAATTTTAGACCTACTATCCTTGGCCACAACCGGAACATCGTCGGGGTCGGTGCTGCCGATCGAAATTTCTACTCCGGTTATTTTAGAGAGCTCTTCTTGTGAAAACATGCCACCAAGATCGCAGCCGATTTCAATTGCTCCCTTTATTTCTTCTGGCGCCCAATCAAGCGAAACCTGTGCGATTCGGTTGTCCGCAAACGCCAGTTCCCGCGCCGCCTTGTCGGTGTCCAAATCGAGATCCACCCGTTTCACCGCGATTATCCGCCGCCCGTCGCTCCACGATCTGAACGTCGTCCAGTCCGATTGCGCCGGCTACCTCCGAGGTTTTATTCCCAGCGATTATCCGGTTGTGCTTATCAAGCAGAATGGAGCGGCCAGCGCCGTACTGCTGCAGCGACTTTTCGAGCATCCCCCGGCCTCGCGGAGTTCCCTTGTTGGCATTCTTTTCGTCTGGTATCAAGTCTGATATTTTGATGTTTTCGCTCATAATACCCACTAATTTATGTTTTTTTTAACATTTTTTCAAGTTTTTGCATAAAAAACAAAAAATTATAACAATTTACACTTTTTTCTTGCTATTGTATTACAATTGCACTATATTTAATAGAAAGCAATAAACAATCAACCTGGAGGTCAGAGTGGCAAGGTTAAAACCAGATGTAATACTTGAGATCACGAATGGTATCGACGGCGATATCGGCAACCTTCGATGGACAACAGTTCTTCGCATAATCGAGAAAAACATCGAAAAGGCGAGGAAAGAGCTTTTGCGTACGGCGGCATCCGAAAGAAAAACCCTCTCCTCTAAAGCTGGAGCTTAAAATCATGAA